CATGTAAGATTCTTGCAAGTCGTGGGCTAAATCCAGGAGATCGTAAATACTCTCTGAAGCGCTGTAATCCCTGCTCGTTTCTGAATCTAAGAAGCCATCGAACTTCGCACTGGTGACGATATTCTTCGCTGCTTTTGAATTCTTTTTCATAAGTTTCCCCATTGGTTGGCAAATGCATCGGCAATTCCTTGATAAGTCGTGCTGCGTAATTTCCACCGATCAGGACTAGGTGGCATCTTGTGGACCTTCGCTTCTCTACCTTCCACAATATTTGTTGGCACTAGTTTTGGTAAATTTTTAAGCCATAAACAAGTTGCCTTTGTTTCTCCATGTCCAAATTGCCAAGGTTGAATAATTTGGTCAGGTTTTCTAATCTTGCTGGATATAACACTTATCGGATTTTCTAAAGCTATATGCTTTATTGGTGCATTTAAAAGTAGGCGCACAAAGTCCAAAGCCTCAGCCTGTTCCTTTTCTTTATATTTAAACCATCTAGAGCCTGAAACTGCTAAATGTGTACAAGGTGGGTGGGCAATCATTAAATCCCAACCGTCTGCAATTATGTCCATTACATCGCCTTGGTAATGAGGCCCAGGCTGATCAGTTGGCAACAAATCACAACTCATGGATTCGTGCCCCCCCTAATAAAGGCATCTCTTACTCGACCTGAATATTCGCAGGCTACTAAAACTCTCATGCGTTTTTCCTTTTCTCACGTTGAGCTACGATAAAGTTGCGCATTTCGTAATAAGAATTAAACCTAGCCTTTGATGGGTCGCCACACTCGGCCCTATACGCTGCCTCGATTTGGGCATCCGTTCCTAAAGGTAATTCTTTTGTTTTGGTAATAGGGTCGATGTTTTCTACCCAATCTGCTTTAAATCCTCGCCATCCTCTTTGACAGCAAAGTTCCATTACAGCCTCTAAGGTCATCTTGGCTTTTTCTGCCTCTTTTGCTAAACCTTTTAAAGCGGTTTCAGTTAAAGGTGCTTTGTGGCTTTTACGCAACTTCAAGAAATCCTGAAAAACCGAATCATTAACCCCTTCAGGGGTCTTAGTATTTATTTGGTTCTTGGTTCTTGGTTCATGGTTCTTGGTTGGCATTGGGGGGTGTTTAGGGGGGCTATCGCTAGGCAATAGGGTGGGTATTTCTTTATTCCACCGTTTAGCCGCACCTTTGCGTCCACCCTCAGCCATCGCCTTATATCGTGAAAGCTCTTCTGTGGCTCTTTTATTGGTCCAGGCTACCTTACCCTCATCTAGCTCAAAAAACTCGCCCAAAACCGCTAAAACAGCCTCCTGTTTCGATTTTGTCCGCCTAGCAAGAGTAGGTATGTCGTTTATCAAAGGTTTCTCGGTCAAATAGTAAAGGTCAATCAATCGTCTGTAGGCTAAATCTTCTTCATTCGTTAGATGGGCTGTGTGGCTTATATAGTCACCTATGTGAAATGGATAAAAGTTCATGTTTAGCCCTGGAAAAGATCAGGCCGTAACAATTCCTTGGTTAAACGGCCTTCTGATAGCCGTTCTAGGGTTTTTATATGCTTTAGCGGAATCTGCTTTCTAGCCACCCATTGATATACAGAAGACTCCCTAATACCTAGCTGGTGGGCCAAATTTGCTAAAGAACCGAACTCCATTTTCAACTCGTAAAACTGATTCATGTAGTAATTCTCCTTCTATTTGTCGCAAGAATAGCATGTTTTGGTAAAAAGCAACAAATATTTTAATTAGGGATTGTCCTAATATAAAACTCGACATTTCTACGACTTTTGAGGTATAGTTCTTTTACGCAGTAAATTTTTTAACCAGTGATGAAGGGAAAGCAAATGAAAACAGCAATTATTGAAATAGTCGGTGTAATACTTTTAGGCATACTTCTCGGCTGCATGTTTGGGTGGGGGTTCTAATCATGGGAATGTCTAGACACGATGCTTATTACGAACCTGACGATTACGATGACCGCACCGACGAAATAGAAGAACGCACCTGGGAGCTTCTAAAAGTTGGCGGTAAATTCGATTACAGAACTACCAGCGCTATTGCAGAAATGCTCTCAGAGCTTGGGGTTGACGATTCCAAAGCTATTCAAGACGTTATCGATTCAGGCGATTATGAGGCGCTTGGTAGAAAACTAATCTCTATGTCTTGTGATTACCACGAACGCTACGCTAGAGAAATTGCCGAGTTTGAAATTTACGATTAAGGAGTAAGTGATGGCTAAGAAAAAGACCGAGTATTGCCCTAAAACGCAGGCCCTTTGGGAAATGTTTAACTGGCATGACGAACATACCGCCATGCTGGTAATTCTTAGGGAATACCTAAGTAATCCGCATTACACCAAGTTTTACGCTGAAAGCATGATTAATAGAATGATTAGCGATCAGATTACAAACCAATACGACATGATGAATACAGCCAAAATTGAATTAGGAGCAAGTGATGAGTAAATTTTTAGAACTACGCAAGATTAATGTAAATGAACACACAGATCGCAAGGGTAAATTTACATATTTAAGTTGGGCATGGGCTGTAGACCAGCTTTTACAGCAAGACCCAGGTGCAACTTGGGAATATAAAGACCCCATGTATTTTGCTGAGACCTTGATGGTATTTTGCTCGGTTAACGCTTTTGGTAAAACTATGACGGCCCAGTTGCCTGTCCTAAACCACCAAAACAAAGCTATACCAAACCCCAACGCAATGGAGGTCAATACCGCTATGCAACGTTGCCTTGCCAAAGCCATCGCTTTACATGGCATCGGTTTGTATATCTACGCAGGCGAGGATATTCCTGAAGAGGACACACCTGACCTAACGGACCAGGCAGATACCTGGGTAAAAGCCATTAATACAGCTAAGGATATAGATGAACTCAAAGTCATATACGGTAATGCCTATCACCAGCTCTCAAAAGATAAAACCGCAGTCGCTAAGATTTCCGCAGCCAAAGATGCCAAAAAGTCAGAATTGGCAACTCAAAGCGATGTTTGATGAGATTCTAAGAAAGGCACAAGACAAATGATCGAATCTTTAGTAAAGCCTAGCCCTTTAGATAACGATGTAGCAGTCATAAAAATACTACAGCTTATGGGCCAAATCAGCCTGCGAGACCTAGAGTATGTTTTAAAAGTAGTGGCTGCCGTTTATAAAAAGGTTTCTTAACATGACAACATTTACAACAGATGACCGTATAGCAGCAGAGCCTATACCTTTTGCTGGCATAGTAGATTTGACCGTAAAACAAGGCACAGACGAATGGCATCAACTTCGCCTTGGCAAAGTAACGGCTTCTAGGGTTGCCGACATACTTGCAAAGACAAAGACTGGGCCTTCAGTTAGTCGAGTCAACTACCTGATTGAGCTTGCCTTGCAACGAGTTACAAAAGCCCTAGAGCCATCTTACACCAACGCATCAATGGAATGGGGAACATTAACTGAACCGCAAGCGAGGGTAGCTTATGAAGTTGCAACTGGTAATTTTGTTGATCAAATCCCTTTTATGGACCACCCTAAAATTAAGTGGTTCGGTTGCTCTCCTGATGGCTTGGTTGGGGACGATGGACTCATTGAGATCAAGTGTCCTAACTCTCCTACACATTGGTCCTATATAAAGGCAGATGAACCGCCCAATAAATATGTAATACAAATGCAGGCGCAGATGGCGGTTACAGGACGTAAATGGTGCGACTTTGTATCGTTTGATCCTAGGATGCCTGAACGCAGCCAACTGTATATAAAAAGAGTTCCTAGGGACGGTGAGTTTATTCTTTTTATGGAAGCAGAAGTAGCTAGTTTTTTAAGAGAAGTTGAGGAGGAAGTAAATTTAATGGAGAGCAAAGATGCTTAAAGAAATAAAAGTAATCTATTCATGCAATATTGCTGGATATAACACCCATCTAATAGACAAAGCAGAGCTTATGAAATGGCTTGATGGCCAGTTTAAAGCGTATGTTGGTGCGAAAGATATTGGAATCATGGGTAATTCACAACTAGAAACTTCGGAAAAGGAATAAATATGTCAGTCAAATACTTTGTAAAAGCAGCCGTTTCGGAATACACCGATAAAGAAGGCAAATCAAAAAAGAAATATCAATCTATTGGTGTCGTAATGGAAACCAAGCATGGCCTAATGCTTAAGATTGAAACCATTCCTGTATTTGCTATGAAGGAAGGATCAATTTTTGCTTATTTAAATGAGCCTGAAGATAAGCCCCAGGGATATTCTGCGCCACAGAATTTAAGCCAATTGGAAGAAGACGTTCCGTTTTAAGGAGTAATTATGCTAAGAGTTGAAAAGTTTAAGGAGCGTTTTCCTGATGCTCCTGATAATGGAACGGCCCAAAAGTTATGGGAAACCGCTTGGAACGAGGCTATAAAGACAGCAATTAAGCACATTGACATTTATACGACCTTGAATCAAGCTACAGCTAGGGCCTATGCCATGAATATTATGGACGAACTGGAGGGACTTGCATGAACGATCACATTTGGACCGCAGCAGGAACTGATATTGAAGAGCGCTGGAAGGCTAAATATGGATGGGTTAGACCATCTGAACAGCCTGAATACCAAGCCAAGTTTAAGTATTACCAAGAACTGCCCCTAAGGAAACTTGACGATGAAGCCAAGGTTCAATATGAGGCAGTTTTAAGAAAGGCTAAAGTAGCCAGGGTTCGTTAGTATT